ACCTCTACCTCTCGCCGGCCGGTCGGGGGCGATTCCCCTTCGGCGTCGAGTGCAAAGCACAGGAAGCGATCGCGCTCCCGGCGTGGTGGCGACAGTGCGCCGCGAACGCCGAGGCGGAGGGTCTCATCCCCCTCCTCGTCCTGAAGCAGAGCCGGCGGGAGCCGCTGGCCGTGCTCCGGTGGACCGACCTGCTCTCGCTGCTCCGGCACGATCACCGATGGGAGAACCTCGCCGAGGGATTGACAGGGGGCCGGCCATGACTTATCCGATCACCTGCCCAAGGTGTGGCAGTCACCGGGTATCAGTCGAGAACTTCTGGGCAGACTATGATTATACGATCCCGATCCCTGGCCGGGATGACCGCGGTCCGGCAGTCAAGGGGGCATGGTTCTCCTGTTGGTGTCAGGATTGCCGAGCAGGGTTCGAAGTCCGAGCAACTGGGTTTGAGGCATCCATCGAATCCACCATGCCAGAGAGTGCCGCGAAAGACACCGTATACTCTCTATCAGAGGGTGAGCAGCAATGACCCGCCTGATCCGCATCGAACTCTGCGACGAGTGCCCCCACGCCGCCGGCTCCCGGAGCTGCCGGGCAAGCCAGTGGTGCGATGAGGGCGGCATCCTCCGCTGCCGAAAGTTCTCTGACTACCCTCTCATCCCAGACTGGTGCCCGCTGGAGCAGGTCGCCCCTGACTGGAGGCCGCCCGCGACCATCGACCTCAACGGCCCGCCGCGCTACGCACGAGGCACGACCGACGGGAGGGAGGCTGCCCGGTGAAACCACCTCGCACCCTCTCGGTCTCGGCCGCCCTCCACTCCCGGCTCTGGCTCCTCAAGATCCGGCGCAAGGCTCGGACCCTCGACGAAGTGATCGAGCAGGCCCTGGACGCATTGGAGGAGCAGGAGGCCAACGATGGATAGGCCTCTCGGCCGGCAATGTACGATCTGCAACCACCCGCAGCGGGTCGAGATCGACAAAGCCCTCGTCGCGGGCGTCGCATTCCGGCGCATTACAGCTGAGTATGGGATCTCAGATGGCTCCCTCCGCCGGCACAAGAAAAACGGTCACATCGCGGAGCAAATCGCAAAAGTCGCTAGGAAAAAGGAGATTAAGCAAGCTGAGCAGATAGCGGAAGCCGTTGAGGAAAAGGAGCGGCACGAGGTTGCCTCGGTCGATAAACTCCTCAAGATCATCGAGGCCCTCCTCGCCGAGTGCCTAGGGATGATCCGGGGCGCGGCGGCCGGCGACGAGAACACGAAACTCCGGGCGGTCCGCGAAGCCCGGGAGACCGCCAAGCTCCTCCTGGAGGTGCAGGGCGAACTCGCCACGAACCCCGTGATCAACATCACCCTCATCGAAACGCAGCTGAACGAAATCCGCGCGCTCGTCCTCGGCGACCTCTGCCCTGCATGTCGGGCACAGGTCGCACAGCGGCTCAAGGCGCGCAAGCAGCAACGAGAGATACCATGCCAGTAACTCGCAAAGTGGAACACAGAGACGTACCGATCTCAGACCTCATCCCCTACGAGCGCAACCCACGCAAGAACGACAAGGCCGTCAAGAAGGTCGCGGCGTCGCTTGAGCGGTTCGGCCTCGTGAAAAACTCTGTGGTCGTCGATGAGGATATGGTGCTGATCACGGGCCATACGACCCTGAAGGCGATGCAGTCGCTAGGGTGGGCGACCTGCCCTGCGGTCACGCAGGTCTTCGGACTCACCGAAGAGGAGAAGGTCGCATACCGCATCGCCGACAACAAGCTCGGGGAGCTGGCCGAGTGGGACCTTGACCTCCTCGCCGGAGAGCTGGCGAGCCTGGAGGAGGTCGGGTTTGATGCGGAGTTGACCGGGTTCGATACCGACGCCCTCGCTGAGCTGGTCCCCCCAGAGAAACTGGAGGTGACGGAGGACAACTACGAGCCGCCGGTCGAGATCGAGACTAGCATCCAGCGCGGCGACCTCTTCCGGCTCGGGCGGCACCGCCTGCTCTGTGGCGACTCGACGAGCGCAGAGGATGTCGGGCGGTTGATGGATGGGAAGAAGGCAGACCTCCTGCTGACCGACCCCCCATATGGTGTGTCGTATGCGTCGAAAAACGAGTTCCTCAACGCCCTCGATAAAGGCAATCGTGTCCAGACAGAGATCGAGAACGACCACAAGAAACCCGAAGAAATGAGTGCGTTCTGGATCGCCGCATTCACAACCGCCCGCGAACACATGCGGCCCGGGGCATCGTATTACGTCACCAGCCCGCAGGGGGGCGACCTCCTCCTCCTCCTCCTCCTCGCATTGAAAGAGGGGGGATTCCCGCTTCGGCACATGCTTGTGTGGGCGAAGAACAACCACGTCCTCGGCAGGTCTGACTATCACTACAAGCACGAGCCGATTCTCTACGGGTGGGTCGAAGGGGCGCACACGTTTTACGGCGGGCATTCGGAGACGTCGCTTTGGCCCATTGACAAACCGCACAAGTCCGATCTGCACCCGACCATGAAACCGGTCGCCCTCTTTGCGAAAGCCATCGAGAACAGCACCAAGTCCGGCGAAACTGTCCTCGACCCCTTCCTCGGCTCCGGCACGACCCTCGTCGCCTGCGAGCAACTCGGGCGCACCTGTTACGACATGGAGATCAGCCCGCAGTATTGTCAGGTGATCATCGATCGGTGGGAGAAGCTCACCGGGCAGAAGGCGGAGAAGGTCGATGCCTGACCCCTCTTCTCTTATCGACGAGTGGACGGAGAATCTCCTCCGCGACCTCGACCCCATGTATGCGCGGGAATCTCTCTGGGACCGGCTCGGGCTCCGGCCGCAACCCGGACCGCAGACCGACTTCCTCGGCTCCGACGCCGACATCACTATCTACGGCGGAGCTGCCGGGGGCGGAAAGTCGTTCGGCCTCCTCCTCGCCCCGCTCCAGTGGTCACACGTCCCCGGGTTCGGCGCGGTCATCTTCCGCCGGACCACAACCCAGGTGCGCGCCGAGGGCGGACTCTGGGATGAGAGCCAGGAGTTATACTCGCGCCTCAACGGCACGCCCCGAGAGCAGCAGCTCGAGTGGCGGTTCCCCTCCGGCGCCGCTGTCTCGTTCGCGCACATGGAGTGGGAGCGTAACCGCTACGACTGGCAGGGCTCGCAGATCTGCCTGATCGGGTTCGACGAGTTGACGCACTTCAGCCGCACCCAGTTTTTTTACATGCTCAGCCGTAACCGGAGCACATGCGGCGTAAAACCGCGCATCATGGCGACGACGAACCCTGATGCCGACAGTTGGGTCGCGGAGTTCATCGCGTGGTGGATCGATCAGGAGACCGGCTACCCGATCCCCAAGCGCGCCGGTAAACTCCGCTGGTTCGTCCAGACCGGCGACGAACTCGTATGGGCCGACTCCGCCGAGGATCTCAAGGCGCGATACCCTGACGCGGTCCCGACGTCAGTCACGTTTATCCCGGCGAAACTCGACGACAACCCCGCGCTGACGAGCAAGGATCCGGGATACCGCGCCCGCCTCATGGCGCTGGACCGCGTCGAGCGGGAACGGTTGCTCAACGGCAACTGGAAGATCCGCCCGGTCGCCGGGATGTACTTCAGGCGGGAATGGTTCGAGATCGTCGACCAGGCCCCAGCCGTCGACATCGCCGTCCGGTACTGGGACTTTGCCGGGTCCCGGCGCACCGTGAAGAACAAAGATCCCGACTGGACGGTCGGGCTGCTCCTCGGCTACAAAGAGCCCTACTTCTACGTCCTCGACGTCGCCCGGCTCCAGGAGAGCCCCGGTACCGTCATGGAGTCCGTGGCCGCGACCGCCGCGATGGACGGCCCCCTCACCCCGATCATCGTCGAGCAGGAGCCCGGCAGCGCCTCGCTCTACCACATCGACAACCTCGTCGACGCCCTGCCCGGGTTTGCCGTCGTCGGCCGGCCGTCGACCGGCAGCAAGATCCTGCGGGCCAAACCCATCTCCAGTGCCGCCGAGCACGGCAAGGTCATCCTGGTCCGGGGCGAGTGGAACCGGACGTTCCTCCAGGAACTAGAGTATTTCCCGGACGGCGTCCACGATGACCAGGTGGACGCGCTCTCCGGCGCTCATGCCTCGCTCGTGGAGCTACTCAAGGCGCTCGGGTCGCACGAGGGCGAGGTCGTCACCTACAGCGACGAGGTGAGTATCAGCCCGGTGTAACTCCTACTATATAATACCCTACGTTTTTACAAATTTGTAAATTCCTACCGTTATAAGATGTTGTAGTCCCCAGACATACGTATAGCTAAATCGGAGGCTCACGTATGTCTAGACTAGCAACACTCCTCCTCAGCATCGGCGACGCCATCCGCGCATTTTTCACCCGCGCCGCGCCGCCCGATCCTCTCGCGCCCCCGAGCGCCTCGCCCGGCGCCGCACCCGGCGCCGCACCCGGGCCGCGTCCGATCACTCCAGCCGTCCGTTCCTTCATCCTCGACGGCCACACCAAGGAGATCCGGGCATCGCTCGTTGAGCAGATCGAGCAGTACGAGGCCGCCGGCGCAACCTCGTTTACCCTCCAGTATCCGGGCGGGTATTACGTGATCCGCGACGGGCAGGTCGTCGGGGCCGGGAGATATAAATGATTGAGGCGCTCCCCCTCGATCTCCTCTACCCCGTCGCCGCGATCGCCGGGACCGCGATCCTCTCTGCCCTCGCCGGCCGGGCATGGGGTCGTCGGACCATCGCGGCCGCACACGCGACCCGTGCAGCCGTCGACGTCATCTGTGACGCGATCGATGACGGCACCATCACCGAGGACGAGGTCCGGGCGATCGTCGCCGCCGGGAACAACTGGCTCACAGCTATTGGTCTGGAGACCCGCAAATGAGCAATCCAGCCGCCGAGGCGCAACAGGTAGCGCACTCCCCCTGTAAGGGAGCGGTTGCGGGTTCGACCCCCGCCGACGGCTTTTTCGAGGTGACCGTATGAGCAGTGCCGCAGCCGCCGCCCCGCAGGACATCCAGCAGGTTACCGACGCACTACAGGTTACCCTCGCCTCCTACGAGCTCCTCGT